TACAAGTATCGCCTTCGGCCTGAGGGCACGTTAGCTCCCTCCTTCGCGTGACGACCGTCAACTCGTCTTCGGGTGCCTCGACGTCAACTGAGGCTTTTCAGGAAATCCAGCAATGTCAACTCTGAAAGGTCACACCTATGGCTGTCACTACCTATGGCGTCAACGACGCCTTGGCGGTGAAGTTGTGGGCGAAAAGACTGACGGTCGAGGCGCTCAAATATACCAATATCGCCCCGCTGATCGGCAGTACGCCCGACAACATCATCCAACTGAAGGAAGAACTCTCCAAGGGGCCGGGTGACCGGCTTACCTATGGCCTGCGCACCCAGCTCACCGGCGACGGCGTCACCGAGGGCGAGGTGCTCGAGGGCAACGAAGAGGCGCTGACGACATACTCGGACAATTTGTTCTTGAACGAATTGTCCCATGCCGTCCGCGTCAAGGGCGAGACGCGCATTGATAACAAGCGCGTGCCGTTCAACATGCGCGACGAGGCCAGAGCCGGCCTGGTTGACTGGTATGCTAAGCGCCTTTCCGTCAGTTTCTTTAATCAAGTCTGTTCCAACCTGGCGGAGACGCGGACCAAATACACCGGATTGCAGGCCACCTCCGGCGCATCGACCGGGCGGCGGCTGAGCTGCAATGCCACGACGACCACCCCGCCGGAGTCACTGGCAGTCGGCGACAAGTTCAAGTTGGTCTATCTCGACTACGCGGTGGAAGTGGCCAAGTCATCGACGGCGACCACCGGTCCGATCCGGCCGATTATGATTAATGGTGATGAGAAATGGGTGGTCTATCTCCATCCATATCAGGTCACCGATCTGCGCACCGATACCGCATCCGCCGGTAACTGGTTCGACATCACCAAAGCCGCGATAACCGGCGGCCAGATCGCTAAGAGCCCGATCTATACCGGGGCGCTCGGCGAATATAACGGCTGCATCCTGCGGGCCGCGTTCGATGTGCCGCCTTCCATCAACTCGACGACCGGAGCGGCAGTCGCCAGCACCCGCCGCGCGGTGCTGATGGGAGCGCAGGCCGGCGTCATCGGCTTCTCAATGAATTCGGACGCCCTCACCTTCAACTGGGTGGAGGAGTTGTTCGACTACGAGAGAGAGTTGGGCGTCAGCGCCCAAGCCATGTTCGGTATCAAAAAGACGCAGTTCAACGGGATCGATTTCGGCGTGATTGCCATCGACTCGTACGCTGCGGCGCATGCGTAGGAGGGCGAGACCATGCCTACTGGCGTACAGGGCTCAACCGCCCGCCGACCGACCGATCAGCAGGTCTGTTACCTGCGCATCGGAGTTAACTACAACGATGCCAACGTCGCCAACGGCAGCCCGAAACAGTGGCTGCCGGCTGGGGCGCAGATCATCGGCACCTATAGCAACGTCATCACCGCGTTCAACGCCGGCACCACCAACGTGCTGACGGTCGGCACCAATGGCCCGAGCACGTACAACAATATTGCCACGCCGGCAGTTACGGTCGGCCTGGTGCAGAACACGCCGCCGACCGGCACCGCGCTCGTGCCGCTGGCTACCGATAGCCAGGTCTTCGTCAAATTCACGCAGACCGGCACCCCGGCGACGGCGGGGCAAGCCGTCATCATGATCCTATACATCCCCAACAACGACATGTAGCGAGTTTCCCATGCGCAGGCGTCAGATCAATTTGCTGCGGCAGGCCGGTTTACTCCCGCCGGTAGCGGCTGCCCTGCGCCCCGCATGGGAAGCACAGCAGGCGGCGCGTGCTGGCAATCCGCTTGCTGAGGCGACGGCGTCCGCAACCGCCGCGCCGGGACCGGAGACTGCTCATCCACAGTCTCCGGCCTCTCCTGCTAAATGCAGTCCGCGCCAGCAGATCGATGCGGCGATCACCGCGGTTCCAGTGCGCTTTCGGTCGGTGAATTGATGCCTGACACTCTCGGAAGCCTCAAGGCCGAGATCGCCGACGACCTGGCGCGCTCGGATATCACCCCGCAAATCGCTAGTGCGATTACACGGGCAGTGCGCAGTGACTGGACGACCCGTTTTTACTTCAACGAAACACGCACCTCGACGTTCTCGACGGTACCGGGACAGACGCTCTACGGTGCCACGGCACTGGCCGACATCCCCAATTTCTTCGAGATCGATGCGGTGTTCCTCACCGACACTTCGGGGCACGAGTGGGAACTCGATCGGCGTGACGCCAGCGAACTCGAGGTGCTGACCTCGACCGGCGGTTCCCGCGGCGATCCCACCGACTGGGCATGGATCGCCCAATCAATCATGCTCTATCCGATCCCCAACGCGGTCCGCACCATGCGCATTGTCGGTGCGATTAAAATCGATGCGCCAACCGTCGACACCGACGGCACCAATGTCTGGATCAGCGAGGGCTATGAATTGATCCGCCGGCACGCCAAGGCGCTGTTGTTCATTCACACCGTTCGCGACGTCGATGGCGCGCAGATGCAGGCGCAGATGCAGGCCATGGAACTCGAGCGGCAGCGGCTGATCGAGGAAACTAGTCGCAAGCGGGCGACCGGCTACATCCTGACAACGCAGTTCTAGGAGAGGTAATTAATAGCTTGTTGCAAGAGACCAACGTCATGCAAAAAGGCGCCGATCCCGGTGTTGCAGTGGTGACAGAGAATGCCACGGACCTGCGGTCCCCCGGGCGTGTCGACATGATTGATTTGGCCACAGACCTTGCACTCTCGGGAGGATATCGGCATGCCTAAAATTTTAGACGAAAGTGTAAAAAAGATCAAGCAGCAGAGTCCCGGCGTCAATCCCTATGCGGTGGCGACGGCGGCGCTGCAAAAGGCGGGTGACCTCAAGAAGGGCACCAACAAGCCGACCAAGCGCGGGGTGGCGCGCGGCCAGATGACCGAGGCCCAGCGCCGCAAGACGCCGCCAGCAAAGACCAGGGCGAAATAACCGTGCCGTTCAACGCATTCGGTCCCTGGCAGCCCGACCAGTATCTGCTCAACGCCGGCGGCGTTTCCGCCGAGGCGCTCGGCGTGCTGTGCACCAGCAACGCCTACATTCCGCTGCCGCAGGCGGTGCCGAGTTCGATCGCTACCGGAACGCCGGCGCTGACCAGCATGATCCGCGGCGGCTTCACGGCGCGCGACAGCAACAATAACCCGGTGCGCCTCAGCTTCAGTTCGGCGAATGCCTATAGGTTCACCGACGGCAGTTCGCCGTGGACCGATGTTACCCGGACTACCGGGGGCACCTACAATCTCGCCACCGACGACTACTGGTCGACTTGTCAGTACGGCAACATCGTCATTGCCGCCAACGGCAACGATGCGCCGCAATACATTGATGTCGATGTCGGGACGAGCTTTGCCGCGTTGCCCGGCACGCCGCCCAATTCCAGATACGTTGAGGTGATCGGCGAGTTCGCCCAGCTGGGGGCGCCATCGATCAATCGGCGCAGCGTGAAATGGTCGGGCCGCAACGATGCTTCGACCTGGGCGGCCTACACCAAGGATAGCGACATCCAGACGTTCCCCGATGGTGGCGACGTGATGGGGCTGGCTGGCTTCGAGACCGGCGGTCTGATTTTCCAGGTTGAGACCGTGCGTCGGCAATTGTCGCGAACCGATGCGGCGATCTTCGAGTTCCACCGTATTGACCTGGCGCGCGGCACCATGGCGCCCTACGCGATCGTCAATGACAGCGGCGACGTCTATTACTACTCGACCACCGGGTTCATGCGCATCGGCACCGACAACTCGGTGACCAACATCGGCGCCGGCCGGGTTAATGCCTGGTTCCGCGCCAATTGCAATGTCGCCCGCTATAAAGCGATTATCGGTGCGCTCGATCCTAGCGCCAAGCGGGTGTTCTGGCTGTTCCCGACCGAGTCGAACGCCGGTCAGGTGCTCGATCATCTGATTGTCTATGACATCGATTTCGATCGCTGGACGCATGCGCCGTGCGCATTGACATACATTTTCACCTCGTGGTCGCCGCCGTGGACGATCGGCCAGTTGTCGGCCGCCTATGGGGCACTGTCGAACGTGCCACAGCCGCTCGGGGCGTATGGCGGCGGCGCGCCCTGTCTGGCGGCCTTCGATGCCCAGAACCGCATGTGCATGTTCAACGGCAATCCGATGGCGGCCAGCGTGCAGACGCCGCCCTTCGAACCGATCGAGAACAAGCGGGCGATGGTTAATGGCTTCCGGCTGTACGGTGACGCGATTACGGCGACGGGTCGGGTCGGCGGGGCGGAGCGGCCGCAGGACAATGTCGTCTGGAACGGCTATCAGCCGATCAATGCGCAGGGGCGCATTCCGGCGCGCCGATCGACGCGAATTGCCCAGGTTCAGGTCGACATTTCCTCAGCCAATCAATCGATCCCGTCATGGTCGAAGTTGGCGGGGATTGACTTCGATGCCGGCGACATCATCAGCGATGGATTGAGATAGCAGCATGTCGACCACAGAGACGGTTCGGGCGTGGCAGACGACCAACGCCGGCAATGCGGCGGCCGATGCGGCGATTGCCTCGAGCGATAGTCAGTTCGTCAATACGATCGACGACAATGTGCGCTCGATCATGGTCGCCGTGCGCAAGGGGGCCGACGATACCGGCGGCAAGCTGATTGCCGGGGGTACCGCCAACGCGCTGACCGTCACCACCGGCCAGGTGCTCGAGGTCGGGCAACTGGTCAATGGGCTGCGGCTGCTGGTGCGGGCGACGGCGGCCAACACGCTGTCGGCGGTGACGTTCGCTCCGGACGGCCTGACGGCGGTGCCACTGGTGGCTAATGACGGCACATTGCTGTCGGTCGGCGCCATTCAGGCTGGCGCTAACATCGACATGGTTTACAACGCTGGTTCATCGCAATGGCAGGCGAGCAATCTCGGCGGCCTCGGCGGCACTGCGGTGGCGGCATACCGGACGCCGCGCAACAAGCTGATCAACGGGGCGATGGTGATCGACCAGCGCAATGCCGGGGCGTTTGGGTCGGCTGCTGCCTACACGGTTGATCGTTGGTCCTACGCGGCGACGCAGGCGAGCAAGGGAAACTGGCAGCAGGGGGCCAGCAACTCCGCCCCGGGGTTCAGCAATTTTCTCACCTTCGCTTCGACGAGTGCCTATGCGCTGGCGGCTGGCGACACATTCATTTTCTTCCAGAGGATCGAGGCGGCCAACTTCGGTGAGAGCCAATGGGGAACCGCCGGGGCGGTTCCGGCGACGCTGAGCTTCTGGGCGACCGCCTCGATTGCCGGAACTTACGGCGGATCGCTCAAGAACGCCGCGCTTAACCGTTCGTACCCGTTCAGCTTTACGCTTCCCGCAACCACGTGGACTTACGTCACGATCGTAATCCCTGGCGACACGACGGGAACCTGGGCCAGTTCGGGAAACGCTTTCGCCTGTCAGGTCTCGTTCAGTCTCGGCACCGGAGCGACTTTCAGTGGCGCCGCCGGCGCCTGGATCGCCGGCCAGTTCAATTCGGTGAGCGGCTGCGTGTCGGTGGTCGGCACCAACGCGGCGCAGTTCAACATCACCGGGGTGCAGTTCGAGTTCGGCAGCGTAGCGACTCCCTATGAACGGCAATCCATTGGTGAACTGACAACGGCATGTCAGCGGTATTATCAGAAATACCTGAATGCGAGTGGCGCCAATGCATCTCTATGCGCGGCATATGGGGCGGCCGGCGGCATAATACTTTCAACGATGTTGTTATCGGCGCCGATGCGCGCCGTGCCGGTTACGGCGCCAATTGGCACCTGGACGCTGAATAACTGCAGCGGCAGCGCCATCCTGGCGGTGAGTCAGCAGCAAATCAACGTGTTCGCCACGGTTACCGCGCTGGGTTCGGCATCGATAGTGCTGGGGGCCACTGCCGGGTTCTCTTTGGACGCGGAACTGTAATGGCCGCCGTCCAGCCGCTTGCCAACTACTACACCAAGCACCTGTCGCTGCCGACCAACAGTCTCACCGTGGTGTACACCTGTGGTGAGCAGGCGGAACTGGCCTTCGACGTGACCGGTCTCAGCGTTACCGCGCCGACCGGCGTCGCTACCACATGCAGTCTGTATCACACCACCGGCGGCACCGACTGGTGTCTCGTTTTCCATGGGCCGGTCGAAACCGACTATCCGCTGCAGATCGAGGGGCTGCCGATCCATATGGTGCCCGGCGATGTGATTAAGGCACAGGCCACTGCCGGCGCGACCAATGCGCTGCATGTCCACGTCAGCGGCATCAAGCAGACGCGCTCGGCGCAGCCCAGCGTGGCGGCTCTCGGCGCCCGGGCGTCGCGGTAGGGAGAATGCGACATGGCGTTTAATCTTTTCGACAGCACCACCACCACCACCAGTGCGCCGCCGGCATATGCCAAGCCATATCTTCAGAATGTCGCGGCTACTGCCAACCGATATTTAAATCAGGGCGGCGGCTTCAACCCGGTAGCAATGTCCGGGGCGCGGTCGGTGGCGCCGATGGACCCCAACACCATCGCCGGACTGCAGAACACCGCGGCCATTGCCGCGCAGGGCAATCCGCTCGCTGGCCAGTCGATGGGCGATGTCCAGGCACTTGGCCAAGGCGGCGCGGTCTCAAACTACTACAACAATCTGTACGGCCAGGTCGGCTCGCAGTACGGCAATTTGCTTAACCAGGCGGGCAATCCGTATTTCGCCCAGCAGGTGCAGAACCAAGCGAACCTGCTCGGCAATGACGTCCAGCGTCAGTTCGGCGGTCTTGGCCGTAGCGGCTCGGCGGCCGATACCGGGGCGCTAACCCAGCAAATTGGCCAAATGCGTACGCAGGCGCTGAGCAACGAATATCAGCAGAACATCGCCAACCAGTCCAACATTCTCGGCAGCATGTTCGGCCAGCAGCAGGGCATCCTCGGCGCGCAATCGCAGAACTATCTCAATGCCGCCAATGCCGCGCCGGGCGCCTATGCCCAGCAGTACCTGCCATCGCAGTATCAGATGGGCGTCGGGCAGGCCTACCAGCAGCAGCAGCAGCAGATCAACAACGCCGTCCAGCAGCGTCAGCAGCAGGCCCAGCAGTCGAGATGGAACCGGCTCGGTGCAGCTCAGGGCATCATCTCCGGCGCGGCCGGCGGCTATGGCACACAGACCGGCACACAGACGCCGAGTGCGGCACAGTTCGCGCTGGCCGGAGCGACAGCGGCGGTGCCGCTCTTTAAATTGTTCCCCGGAGTCTGAGGGCTGAGCGATGGCAATTGACTTGGCGAGTCTTTTTCCGAATTTCCCGGCGAACGAAGTCGATCCGTCCGGCAACAGCACGCCGGCGCTGTCGCCGGATCAGTTGGCGACAACGCCGGGCGTTCAGCAGAACACCTATTTTGCTCCGGCGGCCGATACGCAGAATTATCCGCTGGCCATGGCGCCACCATCGGCTGACGGGGCGACCGTGGCGCCATCATCGGCGCCAGCGCGCTCGCGCTCGCGCTCGCCCAGTTTCCGCGACGTCTACGGCTCGGTCTTCGATCCCGGCGGCCTGTTCTCGCCGGAAGTGGCGTTTCCGATGGCCGGCGCGTGGCTCTCCGGTAATTTCGGTGATGCTGCGGCCAAGGTCGGGGCGATCGCCGGCCAGGCGCTCGGCAATCAGCGCAAACGGCAGGCAATCAACCAATTGTTGGGAGGCACCGATTACGCCAATCTTGATCCGCAAACGAAAGCTTATCTGCAGGCCAATCCCGATGTCGCCAATCAGTTGATTGCCTACAACATCATGCCGCGGCCGCCAATCTTCCAGGCGCCAGGGACGACTGGCTATCAGTACAACCCGGCCACGCACCAATATGAACTTATGGGAGGGGGCAACGCGCGCGGCGGCGGGTCAAACTATGACGTTGAACAGGCGCAAAAAACTTATGACAGCGAGTTCGGCACCGGCGCCAATGTCCTTCCCGATGCCCCACCCTTCAGTTCCTGGTATCGATCCGGTTGGCCGATCTTCGGCACTCCCCAGTACGAGCAGTTATTCCATCCACAAAGCGGCGATGGCCGCGGCGCCGGTGGCGCGGCAACTGCCGCAACGTCTCAGTTGCCGGGCATCCCGGTCTCACAACAGCCGGCGCCGGCCACAGTGCAGCAATTGCAGACCGCATTGGCGGGCGGCGGCCGTGGCACCGGTGCTGGTGTAGCGCAGCCGGCGACGCCAACCGCAGCCCCGGCGACTGCAGCACCGGCAACGCAGACAGGGGCCGGGGGCTTGCCCCGGCGTGGCATGAGTGAAACTGCCTTGTCGCGGCAGCAATCGACCATCAACGCCATCCAGTCAACCTTCACTGACCTAGCTAGCTACAAGGCTGTGACAAATGCCGCGCCGGCCCTCGACCGTATCAAGGCTGCCATCAACAATCCGGGTGCCGTGTCGCAGCAAGATTTGGTTGACGCCATGACGCAGTTGAGCAAGGGCGGTGGCAACATCACCGAGGCACAGATCAAGCTGATCGACGAGAACCAGGGCATTCTCGATCGTGCCTCAAGCTGGCTCGATCGCAATCTGCCAGGCGGCCCTGGCGGCTTCCTGGGGGATCAATCCAAGCAGCAACTGCTGACGCTGGCCAATGAGGTGTATAACCAATATCAGAAAGCCTATCGTCCAATTTACGACGCCGCGGGCAAGGCATTCGATAATGCCGGGATTCCTCGGCGTCTGATGCGACTGCCCAGCCCGGACCTGATCGAGCAACTGTCCGGCGGCGGCAGCGCTGGTTCGGGAACGCCGATGAAGCCGGGAACCTATAACTGGGATCCCAATAAGGGATTGGTGCCGCAACTATGACTATCACGGTCAACGGCCCCGGTGGCATCACCATCAACTTTCCTGACGGCACCGACAGTGCCACGATCCATGATGCGATGGCCCAAGCTACCGGGCAGAGCGACGGGGCGACATCCGTTCCCGACCTCGGTGCCGGCCACGCCGGCATGGCTGGCCTCATCCAGGGCGCGACGCTCGGTTGGGCCGATCAACTCTCCGGCGCGGCTGCGGGCGCCGAAGAGGCAACGCTCGGCGCTCTCAGTCGAGCCACCGGCCTCGAGCTTGGGCCAGCTGGTAGCCAGGGATCGTTTCAGACTGGTTACGATCGCGGTGTTCAAGGTGCGCGGCAAGAGCTCGCGTCGGCGTCGGCCAATCATCCCCGTGTCTACGGCGTCGGTCAGATTGCTGGTGCGCTGGCGACGCTGCCGCTTGCGCCCTCGGCCGAGATCCTGCCCGCGGCGGCCGAGGGAGCCTCGTTGGCCGCGCGCGTGCTGCCGCACGCTGTTAATGCCGCCGCGACGGGGACGCTCTATGGCGCAGTTCAGGGGGCTGGCTATGCAGGCGGCGATCTCGGCAATCGGATAGAGGGAGCTGGTGAAGGCGGCCTGCTGGGCGGCGGCGCCGGCCTCGTTTTGGGGGGCACGCTGGGAACCGCGGCCGAAGCATTGGCCGGGCGTGCCGCAAGGCTGCAGCGGGCTGGACCTGATATTGGCCAAGCCTCCCAGGATGCCGGCATCTATGTGCCGGCTTACATCGCCTCAAATGATCCGGTCGAACAGCAGATAGGCGCAGCGGCAAAATCGGCCCCGGTATCGGGCACTCGTATGGTCAACGCTACCGATCGGATGTTCGACGAGTTCGGCCAGGCGGGCCAGGAGGTGGGCGCCCAATACGGTGGCGGCGACATCGCCGATCCAGCCACGGCAGGGCAAGCCGCAAGACAATCGCTCAACGATGCGATTGCCGCCCGCAGCGTCAATCCCGACAATGTTCGCGATGTCGCCGCGGCCTATGGCGGCGGCGTTTCGTCTGATGTGCCGTCGGCCGGTGCCGGCGCTCGATCCGGGCTGGAAAACTGGATAGGGCCGGCCAGCGAGGAGATAGCCAATCGGGCCTACGCCGATGTCGGCAACCTGGTCGATCCAACGGTGACCACGCCGCTCAATAATACAACCAATGCCGCCATCGCCGTTCTTAGCCGGCGCGCCAACATGGGGGTTGCCGGGCCGGGCGGTGCCGTGGGCGTCGTGCGCAATTCATTGCAACGGCCGGGTGGTTTGAATTTTCAGGGCATTCAGGATCTACGCGGATATATTCGCCCGATGCTGGACACCCCGTCACGATTGCCGGCCGATATCAATGAGCAGGAACTCAGGCAAGTCTATAACGGTCTCACCCAGGATCTTGGCGCGGCGGCGGA